GAGTTCGTTCTTGCTACGAACCAATTCGTTAGCACTAGCAACAACACTGTCAGCAGGAGTAATGTTACGAATCATGACCTGTGTGATAGTAATACTACCGTCCAGCTTTTCTTCGGCAAGATTCTTAGTGATTTCTTCCTTAATCATGTTCTCCATTTCAGTGCGATTGTCTGCCATGTCAAGTGCTTCATACTTACGTGCAGCCTTGTAGATAGCATTACGAGCATTCTGTACCACATAGTTATACATCAGATACACATCGCCCTTGTGTTCTGCGTGGAAGCTACGGTTCTTAGAACTATACAGTTCAGCGGCTTGATTTTTGTTGATATTGTAGACAATCACAGCATCGATATCTTTCATGGTGCTGTTGTCTTTGGCAACAGGCATCATGTTGTCGATGGACACGTTGACATCCTTGTAGGGAAAGGTCAGCACATCACCGATGATAACCTGGTTAAACGTGCCGGGCTCTAGTTCACCTTGCTTGACCTGTTTATCAAAACCAACACGAACACCGACCTCACCAGTTTCAATACGAGTGCAACCAGTTGCAAAAATAGCCATGCCCAGAACAGCGGACACAATACCGATACGTTTCATCATTTCAAGTTTCCTTATAAGTTAAAAGAGAATCACTAAACCAAACATCACTAGTAGTGCCAGTGAAGATGCTAGTATACTATAACCAGCAATTTTTGTCAACGCCAATGCTTGCTTTCCGGTCATAAAACGGAAACCATATATTGCCGCAACAAATGCGATAAAAAGTACTACAAATAACAGTATTACACGTATCATGCTTTCTCCTTTGTTAGTTCGCATACCAACATGAAATGTTCGTATGCTTTTTTAACTGATGGGTTCTCCAACAGTTTATTTGCTTCTTCCATCATAGCTTTCACACCTGCTTCGGCGATATCACGTGTGCTTGCTCCTTGCAGTGTATAAAGGTCTTGACCAAATTCTTTTGCTAAATTCTGCCAAGCTTTAAGCTGTCCTTCTGTCAACGGTTTGCGCTGTGGCTTCAGTTCACTTTCTTTATGAATAGCACGACTGATAGCATCCTCAGCGACACGGCCAGCGGCAATCATCGCGGCATAGTTAGGATCAATATTGAACCTGCGACTAGTGCCTCCGGGATAAACCATAACCAAATGAGTACCTTTTGAAAAGCTATCCATAAGGTCGTTATCATATTCTGCAACCGGAACATATTTTCGTCCTTCTTTAACATAGTAAATCTTTTTCATTTTGAAAACGCTTCCCAAAACAATTCACTGTCTTTGACATAAGCAACAGACTTAAGCCAACCATTATCAATACATTCTGAAATAATTTGCTTATACGATTGAGGGCAACTACGGCTTATTTCAAATCCTGCTCTAGGCATCACAGTAAGTCCGTCTACCAGCATAAAGCCCTTTTCGCCTTTTCTAATAGTTCTAATAGTTGATTGTTCTACCTTGAATGTCATCGCTTTAACTCTTCCAACACCATTTCTTTGGCACGTTTGTCAAGTTTCTCACGTTCGTTTGCTAGAATCAACGGGGCCATAGTGTCAATATATCGCAACAGAGCCTCATGACCACCCTCACGAAAATGATTGTATTCGCCCTTTTTACCCACTCTAGACTCGTAATAAAGTTTGTCATCCTTGAGCACTGCAACAATGCCCATGTACAATTGCTTCTCAATCAAGTCATTCATGTATGTTCCCTTGATACGGTGTATTAAGCCACTTAGCATAAGCATCAGCACTTTGGGATATTTTTTCAAGTTCATATTTGCCACAAAATTTCATAAAATGAATACCTACTTGGGGAGTAGTAGTTACTCTGACAGATTCACGAATGCGTTGGTCAACCTTTTGCTTGATGTCCTCGGGTTGAGCAGTGAGGTCAATAAGCATACGATTACGTTCATAATCCTCACGAACCTTATGTTCAACATTATTGTGGTCAGTCCAACGCTGTAGCATAAAGTTATTCCAATTGAAGCCTTGCTTGTCGCGGTCTTCAAATGCTTCTTTAATGCCCACTTTGTTTTTACTGCCCACTTCACGCACACCTGGGTATGCACTAAAAACGTTATCGCCACCGTCACCCCTGATAATCTTTTTAAACAGTAGATATTCGGGAGTACCTTCTAGCAGTTTTTGTTCTTTAGTCTTTTTATCAATTACGGGTTTACCATTGTCTTTGAAGTAACCATTGATTGTGACCAACTCATTCGTGACACCATTGTATTGGAGCACGTTTGGAGCAATAAGCTGAACATAATCGGAATCAGTACTAATAATGTAATGCGTGTCATTGGGATGTAGATGAATAAAGCGGGCGATAAGGTCGTCTGCCTCAGCATTCTCATGCCGAAGTACACTTACGTTGGTTTTCTCTTTGAGATAAGTAGTGAACTTTTCATACGTATCCCAGAACATTTTATTTTCTTCAATTTCTTCCTCAGTTTGAGAAAGAGTATCAACGATACGGTTCTTTTTGTAAGGTTCGTATACTGCCTTCCTCCACGATTTACCTTCTAGACAGAACACTACATGGTCAATTTGGTGATTTCTCACGACCTGATTGACCGATGCTAGTGTAAGATGTAGCGCCATGCCAATCTTTTCTTCTAGTGTGGTGTTTCGGGATGCCACATGTCGGGCACGAAAGAATGTATTGGCGGTGTCGATAAGTGCGTATTTCATATTGAAAGTATACTACTATTTTGATTTATTGTCAAGTGTATGAGAAAAGACTGTTAAAAACTGCTACATTCACGTTGCAATTAGCATAGGAATGGTTTCGTGTAGGGTCTCTGTAATTAAGAATAGGCAAACACATGTGTTTTGCTTTGTATTGGTTAGCTAGTTCACCCTCTACCCATTCTGTCATATCTCGTTCGGTACGTATAAAAGTAGAGTTTTGCCCTAATCTGCGGTCAATATTCCATATACCCACACACCAGAATTTTCTATCAGACAGGTGTTCTGCTAGATTTCCATTTTTTATTTCACTTTGAATGTTTAGAAAGAAGTCAACGCCATGTGAGCTTTTTGGCTTAGGGCAGTCCCATCCATCTCCCCATGCAAGCTGCCTACCTATTCTTTCACCTACGGCTTCACTTGTTTCTTCTCCTGGCTCAGGACAACTTTGTCCTATTTTTAAAAATTCATATTCAAGGAAACTCTTACGATACATAATAGCATACGCATACATTTTGCGTACACCGTTATCTCGCAAAATCTGATAAATCTCTTTATGAGATTTCATGCTACCAACATCAAAATAAAAGTCGGGCTTGTTCAGATGTATGTCTGTGAACATTAACTCACCTCAGTTCTTCCGTCACCGATATCTTTTGTTTTAATTACACGAAGGTCTCTGTTATCAGGATCCGCTTGCTGTTGCTCATAAATTTCTAAGGCGATGTTTCTGCAAACAGATTGAAACCAGCGATCCACAATCACTTGATCCGTGTCACTGTCTTTTTGTTTATATCCGGCACGTACTAGATTCAATACAAACTTGTCGTTCCAATCAAGTTCAAATGCACCGTTATTGATATTGTTAGGATCAACCTCTACCCTGAGAATAGCCACGTATGGCTCGCCCTCCATAGTAGCTTTTTCTTTCTCAGAAAGAACAGGCTCTTGTTTAGGCTTGCGAGGCTGTCGCGGCTTCTTTTCTTTTTTAGGTTCTTCTACCTTAACAGGTTCTGGTTTCTTACCAAATAGTTTATCAAATAATCCCATCTTGTTTTGCTTTCTCGTATAGTTTATGGCTAGCTAGGTTCTTAGCCTTAGATTCGCACATCATATCAAATTTATCAAGGAATGTCAATGCCCAATCATTTACTGCACCATTCCAATAGTAGTCACTATGGGCACGTAGCTTTTGCTTATTCTTGCCCTCAGCAATCAAGCTGTTGCGGCAAGGAAGAGTATTACTGCAATGACCAACAAGGATATCTTCACGTGACACACTATAATGTAGAGTAGGGCGAATACCGCGCCAAGAATCAATAACCCGCTGAACCCGCTCCTCGGATGCCGCCAAGTATTCTCCTTCTCGTACCCAATGATGATGAATGTCCAAAACAATTGGAAGCATATCAGATAGAGTAAGGCAATCGTCAAGTCCCCAGGCATTTTCTTCGTTCTCAATAGTAATACAGTTACGTGCTTCGGGGCTAAGTCGTTGGTACGCCTTGCGAATACCTTCGGGACCTTGACGACCACTGATGTGTACATTGATCTTCATGTCCTGAAATTGTTTACCATAGCCCATCCAACGAGCCATGTCACAGTGATATTCAAATTCCACGATACTCTTATTTACAATATTTTCATTCTCGCTTGCAAGAACTACAAACTGATCGGGATGAAAACTTAGACGAACGTTGTTAGCACGTGCAGTTTCGCCGATAGGAGCCATCCAACGTTCTAGACTAGCTTGAATGTCAGGTTGCTGCCAGAAGTCAGTGTAATCTTCATGTGTGTAAAAACTTAGCATATCGGATGTGATACGCAACATGCGAAGTGGCTCGGGTAGACTTGCTACCTTTTTGACTAGTGCATGTGTATTCATAATGTTGGTCTTAGCAACATCAATAATTTTTTCTTCAACTTTAGCACGTGGATTGCGCTTTGCCCATGCCATAGTAGTGCCACCAGTATTAAGACCTTCTACTGATGAAATCTCGCCTTTCTTGTTAATTTCAGCGAATTTACAAGCAAAACCGATACGTTTAGTATTAAGATTGAAAGAGTGCATACATAGACCAAAGTGATAAATAATAGATATAGTGTAGCACAGTTACGCAATAAAGTCAACTATTTACGGATCCAAAGATGAAAATTCAACAATTAATGGAGGGCGCAACGCCCAAATTACCCGGAGCATTCGCCGGAGTACAAGTTATGACCCCGCAACAATTCGTTGCTAAGAGTGCAGAGGGTGAAGAACCTGGACCAGAACAAGATGTTAATGAAGCCCCTGGTGATTTACTAGGTGCTCAAACTCGTCCTTTCGGTGGACAAGAATTCCAAGACTATATGGGTCGTATTGCTGACCGTGAAAAGGGCAAGACAGACAAGTACAAGTTACCATACATTCACCGTTCAAGTGTAATCAAGTATTATAGTGAAGAAGGTAAACGCTACGATGAAGGTCAAATAATTGAGGCATTAAAACAACGTCCTAAGAAATTATTAAAGCAAAACGAAAAGATGAAGCATAGTAATGGAGAACTTGAACAGTTCTTCAACATTGGTTTCGCAGCATTAGTGGGTATCGCAGTTGATGAAAAGAATGACAGCTTAGTTATCGTTAACACATGTCCAGGTGCTGGTTCGTGTAAAGTAGATTGCTTTGCAATGAAGGGCGGCAAAGTTCAGTTTGAAGGTCCTTGGTTAAGTGACGGAAGAATTCTTACCTATTTATTGAATGATCCAGAAGGATTCTTCAATCAGTTAAGTGCAGAAATTGCAAAAGAAGAAAAGGCAGGTCAAAAAGGTGGTTACAAAGTAACTATTCGTTGGCATGATGCCGGTGACTTCTTTAGTCCTGAATATGTTGACATGGCATTTAAACTAGCAAATAAACATCCTAATGTACAGTTCTACGCTTACACAAAGATGGGTGATGTTGCAATTGGTCAGAAGCCAAAGAACTTTATCATCAACTGGAGTGAAGGTGCTCATACATCACAAGAGAAGAAAGTTAAGGCAGCTGATCCAAACTTAGAAAGAACAAAGAACAGTCGTATTGTTCCAAGTACTATATTCTATGATTTATTAGTTAAGGACGAAAAGAAGAACTTAGTTAAGGGTCCTGAAGGCCAATGGCAAGTGATACCTGACAAGTTACCTGAACTAAAACAGAGAATCGCAAAAGAGTATGGAATCAGCTCCAACTCAATATTGTCTTATGATGAATGGGATCAAAAGACTGACGGTGGTAAGAAAGAAACCCCTGTCAAGTATAACGTTATCATCACTCCGGGTGAGCCAGATATCACTGCCAAGAGTCATGGGGTACTAAGCACATTACTATTGAAGCATTAAAATGAGAGCGTGTGAGTTTTTAATTGAGTCAGAAGTCGTTCAAGAAATTGAACGACTAAGCAAAAGCGGATTCGAAGGTGGCAAGGACTACTTAGATAGCTACGGTAGAGAAAAGTCTGTTCAGAAATTGCCAGGTGGCAGTGGTCTGTTGTATTCCATAACCAAAGACGGCCGTGATTTTGTCATCAAGCTATGGGACAAGGACAACAAAGAACCATTTGAGCCTACGCCTATAGAAGCCGAGCGTCCTCCTTACTACACTAGACAAGAATGGGCGAGAAGACTGGGACGTATTAAAGACCATGATCTAGCACGTAAAAAACTATATGATAGAGCACCCGGTAAATTGATAGGTCAACTCACAGTAAACGATGTCAGCAGCAGTTTCCCACTGCCTGGTGCAGTTCAAGTAGGCACTATCACAGTGGATGAAGATTATCGTGGTATGGGACTGGCCAAAGCACTGTATGGCATTGTGCTGACTATTATGAAGCGACCGTTGCTAGCTGGCAGTAGTCAAACTCCCGGTGGCCGCAGAAACTGGTTAAGCCTAAGTCAAATCCCCGGCGTTGAGATGAAGGGCTATTTTAAAGTAGATGATTATGACCTAGAGACCCGCGATACTTCTAAATTGGATAATGCCAGTGACAAGAGATGGGCAGCAAGTCAAAACGAACGAGCAGATAAAACCATTAACACTATCATGGGCGAGCTAGGTGGTCAATACATCGGTGCAAGCAAATGGGGCAGTCATTATTTTGCCTTCGATGTTAAGCCTAACACATCTAAACAAGAGTTAGAAGCATACGTAAACACAAAACTCAGTCAAGTGTATGGCGGATATTATTCAAGTAGCGGCCTCTATGCTGTGTGGGCAGGAAGTTAAATCTTCAATAATTCTTCCATAGTATATAAGTTCTTCATATAGGGCGATACATCTTCTAATACACTTGAAGGTAGATCGCCCTTTCTTCTTGGACCGTATTTTACTTCAAAGTCTAAGTTGTTGACTCGCTGAAACATATCAACAATTTCTTTAACTGTGTATCCTACTCCATGCCCCAAGCATTCAATACCATTTGCAGGAGTTTCAATCGCATCTTTCAATGCTGTACATATTTCATTGACATGAACATAGTCACGTACACAGGTGCCATCCCAACTTTCTTGATAGTCTTTGCCGTAAATAGTAAATTCACCTGTTTCTTCAGCTTCCATTAACTTATACATCAATCCATCAGGATTTGTAGGGTTAAAGCCTTCACTACCAATTACATTATAAAATCTAAAGATAGTATAATCTTGCTGTCTATGACTGGTGCAAAACTCACGAACAACATCTTCTGCGGCTCGTTTACTGATGCCATATGCGCTACTACAATCTTGTGCAGCACCCGTACTTGCAAAGATAAAGTTCTTAGTCTTTACTTTGTTGACAATGTTCATTGTACCATTTAAGTTAGTGATGTAATACTTAATAGGCATCACTTCACTCTCGCCTACACGAACTAAAGCAGCTAAGTGAATAACTGCATCATACTCAGATTCAGGATCAAATAAACGGTTGATATCTTGTTTATAGAATCTATCAACTGAGGTTTGAGGCATGTTCAAGTCTAGACCATGTACTTCGTATTGTCCTTCTAGCATCTTACATAGATGACTACCGATGTATCCTGAACTACCAGTGATTAAAACTTTCTTTACCATGTGAATAAACTTTCTTCTTGTTCTTGTGGTTCAAAGTTGGGATCTTTTGTCAGATAAGTATCTTTGTCAGTGTAGATAACTCTAAACTTATGTTTATTAGTCAATACACTGCGAATATCGTCAATACAAATAATCTTACGTCCTAAATCTCTGATATAATCTTGTAACTTGACTGTTGTTTCATTACATATTTTTGCTGTATTAGTATTAGACTGTTTAATGTTGAACTCATGGAAACAATCATTCCACTTACCGAACACACGCTTCTCCATAAAGTTAGCATGTTCCAAAGAACCTAAGTTATACCAAGTTTCTGCTTTCTCAAAACTATCGTATAATTCTTTTGCTCTTTGAGCCATGTTCTTCTTGTTACAATAGTAAAAGAATTCATCATTAAAGTTCTTGGTCCAACGCTGATTTTCTAATACAAGTGTAGGTAGTTGGATGTGTTGTTCATAGAACGCCATGCCGTAACTTTCTACAACACTAGGATTAAATGCGATTCTACTAGACTTTATAAAGTCTACTTTCTCTTGTCCTACGATACTAGCACGAACATCATACTTGACGCCTAATTTAGACAAACGATCCTCAAACTTCTTAATGCCGTTGGGGCTAGTCATGACCTTAGCAGGCAACTTAGTCTGTTCAATCAAATCAATAAACAACTCAGGATTCTTGCCTTCTTCCCAACGACCAACAAACAGTATACCTTCACGTTCACCCGTGTATTCAGTTAGTAATCCACGTTCAGTGACAGGAATAGGAAGATGCCATACGTTAGTAAAGCCCATTGATGTTTCGTTGAACTTACTTTGTGTACCAATCCATAAGCCGTTGCATTCAAGTTGCTTACGCATCATATCGTTGGTGCTTGCTAAGAAAGGATTCTTTGTGTCCTTAAATATCTGACTTTCTAAGTGAGTGTATCCAATGACTTGAATCACATCTTCTAAGCCCATTGTCAATGCAACTTGAATAGTTTCGTATGTGTTGCATACAAACGCATCATATAAGTTATGCTCTAGTGCTTCAATGATACTGTTACGAAAGTTAGCCATACGCTCATAACAGAATGTATCTCCATACATAAAGATGTTGCTATGGTCTGTATAACGTAGTGATTCTAATGGGGCGATAACATTTGCCTTCAGTGATTTAACGAACTCATTGTCTTGTGGCTCCTTGTCAGTAATGATATCAACTTTAATATTGTGTTCATCCATCAATTCACAAAAACTCTTTGTGAATTGGCCAATGCCACCGTGAGGTATCAATGTTTGATAACTCACTAGAAAGCCAATTCGTTTATCGTATGTTCTCATTTTGTTAATTGCCAAATTAAAAATTTGTCTCTGTCTACCCAGTAATCTTCATACACTGGTGTGTCCGGACCTGTAATCATCCTCACACCATGATATGCTCTTTTGCCCCATAATTGTTTGCCCGTTAAGAAGCAAGTTTGAGGGCGCCAGCAAAGTTTATATTTCCAATTCTGAACTCTAGAAAGTCCCCAATCTTCTTCTCTAGGAGCACCCATTACATCACTGTCAACGTATAACATTTACCAACTCTCTACGTCAGTGATGTCCATCTTGACTGTACTCTTTGGGTCAAATTCAATTGTGACGTTAGGACCTATACCACTGAGAAATTCTTCTGTCCAGACAATGCGATCTACACTGTCATACATTTCAAAAACTTCCTTCAACTTTTCGTATTGATTTCTGGTTATTACGATTCGTGCCATTTTTACATCCTTTGTGTATTACTCTAGTTTCATCATTCGGGTCTATGACTAAACCATCGTGTATGTTCATCTTGTGTTTACATATTCTGCATTGATATGGGTAGAATAACCATCTACCCAACGCTCTAGATAGTTTGTTCATGTACCCCACTCGTTTTTGAACAAAGGCACTTGTAATCTATCACTATAACGCCAGCCGCGATTCATGGCTTCAATCGCCACATTACGTGCATTTAGATTATAAACACTTTCAACGCCACCGCAAGGCATCAAATAAACAGGACCGGTAAAACCACGTTTGCGATATTCGTCTACTGCTTGTTCTGCTTCTTTAACATCTTCTTTAGTAGCAACCACAAACTTGAGATATACAAATCCATATAGTTTATATTGACCGACAATTTCGGGACAGATTGCATCTTCCCACTTCTCACCGCTAATACTAAGTTTAGGACTGACGCTAAATGTAATCGCATCTTTTGCTCTCATTTTTTGCCAGTCAATCAAGTACTTACCAAACTCATCACTAATACGCTGTGTACCGTTAGTTTCAAACGTAAGTTCCTTCAAACTTTTCATTCTGTCGTGCGAAAGAAGGTCAGGATACGCTCTTTGCCATCCCAGAAGAGGTTCCCCGCCCGTGATAACCAAATGTTCATCCATCCAACGACCTCTAGGAAGTGTATCAACAATGCTGTTAGCAATAACATCGGTATCAAGCACAGGACTAAGATGTTTGAAACGAGGGTCCCAAGATGCATAACTATCACATCCCGTACTGACAAGCGGTAAGGATTTATAATCTGTAAAACTTTCTGCATTAATCGCAATTGTGTCCCTCTCTGTACTCTTTTGACCTTTAGACAATCCAAAGCCGTTGCATTCAAAGTTACAACCGAATGTGCGTAAGAACACACTCGGTACTCCCATATATTTACCTTCGCCTTGAATACTATAAAATAATTCTGAAATTTTTAGTTGACTCATATCATTTCCGCAATCTGTT